AAGTGGTTAAGATTTTAAAATAATATAAATAATGGCACAATCATCAAGATATTTTTACTTAGACTCAGACATTTTATTAGAGTTTATTTACCACGATCAAAGTAATCCTTCTAAATATCAAATAGAGGTTGATGAAAATGGTAGCGAGGTAAAATTCTTAGATACAATTAAGGGTGATCCTTTCAGTCAAAGACATTTGATTAGTGAGTTAGGTAGTGCTGTTGTAAACTTTGATGTTACAGAAACTAGTGGTTATTTGTCAGTTGAGAATTTTGCAGCTAGAACTCTTTTACTACAAAATGGTAAAACATATAAATTTAATTTAAGTGCATTAACAAACCCTAGTTTATTTACTATAAGTGGTGCACTTGGAATTTATTCATATTCTAGCACTACTCAAATTGGTCAATTTACTCCTGTACAAAATGGTACAGTTGATTATTCATATGAAGGTTTAAAAGGCGGAAAGATAATTGTTGACGCTAGAGCTAATCCTTTATTTGCAAATCCTGATGAAAATACAGGAAATGATATTAATCAAACTATCGGTAGATACCATGCAGTACAAACTGATTCTACTGCAACGAAATACGCTTTATTAGGATATGATTCTACTGGAGATTATGACATGCATAATTATATTAATAATAATATAGATTGGGCTGGAGGAAATGAAACAGATCTTTTAAATTACCAAACTAATGCTACTGCTAATATTAATTTTATCAAGTATGATAGTATTAGACTTCACTTAAGAAGTGGTTACAGTTTTTCTGCAAGAGGATATGAAGGATTTTTATTTCAAGTTGCTGCTAAAAGAACTGGAGGCGTAAGAAATTACTTAACACAATTAGTTTACTTAAACACTAGTAACTACGAATATTCAAATCCTAAACCATTTATTTTAGGAGAAACTTTATATAGTAAGTTTATTGATATAAAAATACCTACACTAGTAAATCAAAACAGCGAGTTTGATGATTTATTTTATGGAGATGGTACATTAGGATCTAGTGATTTAAATCCTACTGCAAATTATGAACTTACATTTAAGTTAATAAATAATTTGGAAACTTTTAATGGTTATGATTATTTTACAACTAAAGAGGAAAATAAGTTTACTGTTTCGAGAGAAGATGAATTTCAAGATTTTACAGTAGTAGTTGAAGATGCAACAGACGGAGATTATTTTAGAATATATGGTGAAAAAGACAATTCAATTGGAGCATTCGAAGCTTATATTTTAAATCAAATTACAAAAACTTCTGATGATATTATTGTAATGTTTGACGTTGATGTTTTTGAAAGCATAGGAACCTCAGAAGTTAAAACTTTCCAAACAACCTATACACAATACGAAGATTTTAATACGCCGATTGTTTTTAGACCTGTTATTATTAATAGTAACATAGCTTCTAGTTTCTCAATTGATATAACTATGAGAATATGGAATCAAACCGATAATACACAAATTGTAAAACGTGCAAGTTTGTCAATTGATCAAGCTGCTAAATATGGTAAAAGATTACAGAAACTTAAAATTGATTCACCAAATCAATTAACTGAAATTTATAATGTTCTACCACAAATGGCTTCAAATAAAATTGTTGCTGGTATATTTACTGATAATTTACCAAGAAGCGTTAAATATGTACCTGCATTTGTAGAGAGACATAATGTAATTGCTACTAGTGCCACTGTTAGATTCGATACTAGTAATGAGAACATAATGACACAGAATATTAATGAAGTTGATACCTCTAGTTTTAAAACAGAGGGCGAATTAGTTATTAAAGTTCCTCCATTTACATCTTATTACAAATTTGTTGTTGCTAAAAGAAAAGAAGACGATATAGAATTTATATCTTTTGCTAATACTGAAAATGTTGTAATGACATTTAGTGATGGAAATCAAAAGCTAAAATTCAATCATGTTTCTAATAAAGACATTAATATGGGTGAAGGTGAATTACTATTTAAAATTAGTGAAGCTAATGCAAATACTATAAGAGGTATGAAAAACAATACATTTTATATTAGTGTTAATAATGGAATAGACGAAAACATGATTTTGTCTGGTAAATTTATGATTTAATTATGGTTCTTAATAGTAGAAATAATGCATTTGATTTTAGATTTCCAAGAGGATTTATACCTGCTGAAGTATCTGAAAAATATAAGAAGTATCTTAATAAGGTACCAGGTGGTTTATTATCAGAACCTGTTGATTTTGTAAATTACAGTATTCAAGGTATTAATATTCCTGGAATTTCATTTGAACCAGTTACACAAGAAGATAATGATGGAACTAAGAGATACCATCGAGGCGCAATGCCAATTCAAAATACAATTAATAGAGAATTTACAGTAACCATGCAGTTATTAGATGGATTTATTAATTATTGGATTATGATGGATACTTTATTGTATTATTATGCAAGGTCAACTAAACAAGCATATATTGATCCGTTAACTTTGAGAATACTTGATGCTGAAGGTGCATCTGTTGCATACATGGAATTTACTGATTGTATTATGAATTCTATTAATGAATTAAGTTTGAATTTTGCAGAGAACGTTGCATCATTTAGTACATTTGAAGTTACGTTCTTCTATAATAAATTAAACCTTAGATTAGAGGTTGAATAAATATCAGATATATAACATATGAAAACATTTAATACTTACTTACTTGAAAACTCGGCTACTGAAAAAGAGTTACAACTTATCAATGAGGGTTTACAACAAGAATGGACACCTGAATTAGAAGCTAAGATTGATGCAGCTTTAGAGTCATTTGCTCTAGAGTATCAAAAAGCTGATGGTACTTATGATATTGAAAAACTTAATGAAGAGATTACTAATGAAGGTTTCTTTGGTTCTATTATCGGTGGTCTTACTGGATTTGCGTTAGGTAAATCAGTAGGTAAAATGATAGCTAAGGTTTTAGGTATCGAAAAAGGTATTTTCTTTGACTTATTAACTTCAAGACTTGTTGGTGCTGCTTTAGGTGCTAGTCTTGGTAATAGAATATAAATGAATTTTTTAGCAGTAGACTTTTCTTTGAATTCCCCTGGAATTTGCATATACAATGATAAGAGTAAGAAATATCATTTTATTAGTTACATGAAGCCTGGTACAGGCACTAAAGCAGAACAAAAACTTCAAGAAGAGTTATCTTTATTAAGTGATGTTACTCTTATTAATCAACCTGATTTTACAAATAACGAAACTTTCTCAAGTGCAGAACTTCTTAAGGTTAAACGTTATGATAAAATGGCAGATGACATTATAAACCTTGTTTTACAAAATTCTTTTGATGGTGATGGGTTTACAATTGCATTTGAAGGAACTTCTTATGGTTCTAATGGTGGAACCAATAATATGATTGACATGGCGGCAGGTGCTGCAATCCTAAAACTAAAACTTTTGAAGACTCTTAATCCCGATGACATATTAACTGTGGCTCCAACTACTATTAAGAAGTTTGCTGGTAAGGGTAATATGAATAAGCTTCAATTGTTTGATTGCTTTCAACGAAACGTGAACGAAGACCCAATCTTGGCTAAAAGTCCTTTGTGGAAAATCGTTAAAGACCTTGAAGTTGGAAAGAAGATCCCGAAGCCTTTAGATGACCTAGTTGATGCTTATTTTCTCGTTGCGTTCGTTGCAACCCCAAACACCTAATCTTTCCTCTGGCGTAAAGACATATTTTATATGCTAGTTGCGTAAAACTGTTTCATTTTATTTGAAAAAAAATAAAAATAGTTCTCCATGAAACAAAACTAAACTTAGATATATAATAAGTATACTATTAAAGTAGTAACATAAGGCAAAAGAAATGGCACAATTAGTTACAATCGATTTCATCCGACTAAACACAATCCTATATAAGATGGTTGTAAATGGTCAACTCTCAAATGAAGAGCGTGAAGCATTACTACACAAGTCAGGGCTACTTAAGCTTACGGATACTTGTTGGATTGAAGACGAAAATTCTACATTAACATTTCCTTTTCCTGAAGTTGAAACTTTTTAGAGTATACGATTATAAGTATTATAAACAATTTAATAATTTAAACAAACTAAACAATTTAAAGGTATGAGTGATTCATTTGACATTTTTAACTTAGGTGTAGAAGACGTAGAAACACACCAAGTAACAACAAGTACTTCTTCAAACGAAGTGTACAAACCAACCGCAGACGATGGTAAAGATGGAACTTACAAAGCATTAGTGCGATTTGTTCCAAACCCTGAAAACCCTCGTAATTCCCTAATTCAAAAATATGTGCACTGGATGACAAATTCAAGTGGTGATGGTAAACTAGTTGATAGTCCATCTACTATTGGTGAAAAGTGTCCTATTGCAGATGTGTTTTGGAAACTACGTAAATCAGATTCAGCTGTTGACCGTAAGGCATCAGAGAAATTGAAAAGACGTCAACAGTATTATGCTTTGATTAAGATCATTAAAGATCCACAAAACCCAGAATTAGAAGGACAATACAAAGTCTTCAAATTTGGTTACAAAATCAAAGAGAAAATAGACGCAGAATTGAAACCAGACTTTGGTGAACCAACACAAGTATTCGACCTTTTTGAAGGTAAGAACTTTGAATTGATCATTACACGTCAAGGTGACTTCAACAACTACGACAAATCTAAATTCTCAGCTAGTAAATCAGCTATCATTATGGGCGATGCACCTGCAGAACGTAATAAAGAGACGATGACTACTATCAAAGCAGAATTAGACACAGCACCTTCATTAAAAAGTTACGATTATCAAGCATGGGACGAAGAAACTCGATCATTTGTAAATGATGTATTGAGAATGTATTTAAACCCAGGTGATTCAATCGGTGAGATGACTTCAAGTGCTCCTAAGAAAGCTACTAAAAGCACAAGCTCTGTAGCTGAAATGGAAGCTCCAGCGAAAGCAAAAACAGAATCAACATCAAATGTATCAAATGACGATGACTTAGATTCTTTTTTGAATGACCTCGACATCTAACATAAACCTATCTGAAGAGTTAAAGGATAAAATAAGATATTCACTTAAACAAGTAGTATCTCAAAAACATCCTGAACCTAATAAGAAACTACTTAAAGACATGCATGGGCGAATAACCCTTGCATGTCCTTATTGTGGTGATTCTCATACCGATGATACCAAAAAAAGAGGTAACATTTTCTGGGATACACTACAATATCACTGTTATAATTGCAGCCATCACACTAATGTTTATACTTTTCTAAAAGATCACGAAGTAAAGATGGATAATTCAGATGACTCATTCGCAGTTATCGATTATATTCAACAAAACAAAATACAAGTTAATCCTGAATCAGTTCTAAAACATCAAGCTTTAGAAACTGTTCATAATCTTGCGATTGAGGTTGATGAGTTTAAGAAACATTTTAGGGCAAAACCAATAGTTCCAGGTGACTGGATTTGGTTTCAATTAAAAGCAAGACTTCTACATAATAGAATAGATGATTTTTTATATTCAGAGAAAGAACATCGTTTGTGGATTCTAAACTTTAGTACAGATGGTAAAATTATAGGAGCTCAGACTCGTAGAATGAAAGGATATGGTCAAAGATACTTAACGTATGATCTACCTAAATTATATGAGGAAATGGGTAAACCGTTAGAAATGACCAATGAAGAGTTAAATGCACTTACAAAAATATCAACTTTGTTTGGTATTATGCAATTAAACTTTCAAAGAACAATCACATTATTCGAAGGACCATTAGATGCAAAGTTTATGAATAATTCATTAGCTCTTGCAACTGCAGGTAGATCAACAGATGATTTCGATGAGATACCAACTGTTAGATACATGTTCGATAATGATGCAACAGGTAAAAAGAAAATGGCTGAAAAACTTAAAAGAGGTAGATCCGTATTTATGTGGTCTAAATTTCTTAAGGAAAATAAGCTGGATACATATAATATTAAAGATCTAAATGACTTAATATTGAAATGTTTTGAGCTTAAAATCGATGCTCATAAAAAGATCGATCAATATTTTACATCAAGTCAATTAGATTTATGGTACGTATAGCAGATATTAGTAGTATGGTTGAAGATAATTTGGATGACTTTCAAAAAGACAGTGATAGATTTAAAGGTATGAAACTCTTAATAGATTTCTCACCATTAGATCTTAGTGTCAATTCTCCAGATATTAAAATGCCAGAGCCTAAATTTAAAAAGAAACAAGTTATTGCAAAATTTATTAAGCCTAATCCTAACAAAAAATCATTATTTTAAATATGAGCAAAGAAGTAATATTAGCGCTTGATAAAAAATTAAGTAGCCAACGAATAGAATGGACTAACAACATCAAAGAACTTGCACAAAGTCTTAGACGTTTAAACGAATTAGAAGGAACTATTGCAGAGGTACTTTCTTCAAGACAATCTTTAGTCGAACAAATATCATATTTAAATATGAAGATTAAAGAACAAAGAAACAAAGTTAATGTCAGATATAGAGAAGCCTATATTAGATATTATGAATACGATTATAAGCTCGGTGAAAAGCAAAAAGAGAAGTTTATTGAAACTGATCTAGCCGATGAAAATATGATATTGTCTCACTTAGAAAATCAAGTTGAATTTTTTAGAGACTCGGTAAAAACTCTAGATAACATGGGATTTGCCATCCGTAATAGACTTGCATTAAAAGATCTATAACGGTAAACAAAAATGCTCTAACAATGTGGAGCTTAGTTTAACTGAAAACAAACAGTTGCTTCGTATTGACGTAGCATCTGAATTAGAATTAGAACAACTCAATATATCTCTTAATAAGAGAATTGAGTCTTGGCGTTTCAATCCCCTGGTTAAAAAGGGGCTTTGGGATGGCTACGTTTCATATATAAAAGATGATAAGTGGATTCCTTCTGGACTGTGGAGGGAAGTCATGGGTATTTGTAAGAGCTATGGGTTTGAATTCAAGCTTAATGGTATTACAGATATTTTCGATACGAATATTAACCAAGAAAAATTTAATGAATGGGCTTTAGCATTCTTTGATAAATCTGAGATCACTCCCAGAGATTATCAAATAGAAGCTGCATTCAACATTTTAAAATTTAAAAGATGTTTAAGTGAATTAGCAACTTCGGCTGGTAAAACACTTATATCATTCTTAACAGTTGCGTACTTGCTAGAAAAACAAAAGGCACAAAAGATTCTCTTTATAGTACCCAATGTTTCTTTGGTAGTACAAGCAAGTGAGGATTTCCTAGATTATAATTATAGAAATGCTGTAGATATTAAAGTACAGCAAATTTACGCAGGTCAAAAAGTAAGACCAGGTAGAAATGTTATTATAGGAACATATCAATCTCTTGTTAAAAAAGACAAAGCATATTTTGAAGAGTTCGATGCAGTTATTGTAGATGAAACTCACAAAGCAAAATCAGCATCTATTAAAACCATATTACAAAAGTGTGCAAATGCTAATTACAAATATGGTTTATCAGGTACTATACCAAAAGAAGGCACTTTAGATAGATTGACTCTAATGGCATACACTGGACCTCTAATCACTGAGATCAGTGCAAATTACTTGCAAAATGAAGGTCATATTGCAGGTTGTAAAGTAAAAATTATAAAAATGGACTACGCTCCGCAATCTACCAAAGATGCGTTTAGAGAGATGTCACAAAACAGGTATGAAAGCAAAGATGTTTTTAAATTTGAACAGAATTATGTTATTAATTCACCAGGCCGCCTTAACTTCATTACTAGCATTATTTCCAGAGTTCGCGGTAATAGCTTGGTCTTATTCCATCGTATCGAGCACGGCAAAAAGATATATGATAAATTACGCAGAGAAAGTGATAAAACAGTTTACTATGTTGATGGAGGAATTGACCAAGATATTCGAGAGGAACACAAAAAGAAAATGGAAGCCGGAGAAGAAGTCGTTATTGTTGCATCGTACGGTACATTTTCAACAGGTATCTCGATTAAGAAGATTCACAACATCTTCTTTACGGAATCTTTTAAATCGGAAGTCATAATTAGACAATCTATTGGTCGTGGTTTAAGACAACATAGTTCAAAAGAGTCTGTTAATATTATTGATTTTGTAGATGATCTTTCATCACCGGATTGGGATAATTATTTAATGAGACATTCCAAAGAGAGACAACGTATCTATAAAGAACAGAAGTTTAAATTCGATATTAAAAATGTAGATTTTGAAGGAGATATATAATAAAATAATAACACACAAAATATAAAAAAAGATATTATGCAAAAATTAAAATCATTTGATCAGTTTTCGACTGAGACAAAAATTTCTCAGACTAGACAACTAGAAGAAGACAAGACTATCAAAAGACAAAATGAAGCTGAAACATTCAAAACATTACTAGCTGAATTTAATGTAACTTCTATCAAAGAGTTAACACAAGAGCAGAGAGTAACATTTTTTACTAAACTAAGAGGTGCTGAAGTTAATGAATCAGTTTCGTTAATCGAAGAAGGTACAAGAGGTCAAATCGGTAAAATTGATAAAAAAGGTAATATCACTTCAGTATATATGCAGTATGATTCATATCCTGAAAATATTTTACCACATCTTAATAAAGGATTTAAAAACGGTAAAAATGTTGATGAGTTAATTAAAAAAGGTAGCTTTTCAGGTTTAGAAGCTTCTATCGATAAAATTAGTTTTTATGGAAAACCAGGTCATATGACTGGATCAGCTACCACAGATGCAGATATTAAGAAATACCTTACAAAAACATCAAACGAAGAATCAGCAGAATATGTTTATTTATGGGATGAAAATGCCAAACAATGGTTGATGGCTGATACTTATGCAAATACTGGTTTAGTTCCAGCATTTGAATCACTTTCAGTTTCAGTAAATGAAGCAATTCAAGTACAGTATAAAAGAGATGCTAAAAAAGTACTTACAGTTTACAACAACTTATTCGGTAAAAAATTAACTGATTTTGGTGCAATGAACATTGACAGTAAATTAGGTTGTATTAAATACTTGTTAGAAGAAGCTATGATAGATGCTAACTTTCATAAAGAAGGACCAGTTGCATCAGCTGCTATTAAAGGTAACATTGGAACTTTTCAAGTTAAAATGGCAGGATTAGGAAATTATTTTATTAAAATCGGAGCAACGACAGTTAAAAGAATTTTAGATCAATACGTGACTGATATTTCAGGAGCATCTGGATGGTCTGGAGTTGGAATAGCTGAAGGTACTGCACTATACTTAGAACAAATTGGACAAGAGACTGCAGGTCAGTCTATGTTAAATGCATTTAATGGAATGTTTAATGAATCTTTTATTAATGAAGCTGAAAAGTTTAAATCAACGAAAGACTTTGAAGAATTCTGTGAAGAAATCGACAGTATGCCAGAACAAAGGATTAAGAAAATAATGGGTAAAGATTACATTGATACTCCAGGTGGTTATAGAGACGAAGCTGAAGATTATGACAATGACATAACTGAATATATGATTTCTAATATGGGTCGTAAAGACTTTGAAGAACTTAAATCATGGTGGGAAAATAATGTAGCTGAATCTTTCATCAATGAAGCTGAAATTAATTCAGATGAAGAATTTAATGAATATGCAATGACTGTTTTGAAAAAAGCATTTGGTGCTGAATTCGATGAAGCTAAAGCTAAAAAAGTTGCAGATGGTATTCTAGCAAAATCAAAGGGTGATTATGGTACTGCCGTTGGTATGTTAACCAGTTCTTTAGGAGAATCAGTTACTAATGAAGCAATCGATACCAAATATTGGGCAGATTATAATACTGACACTTCAGGACAAGGAAATAAAGAATTTGCAGAAAAATCTAAAGATTTCGAAGATACATTTTCATTAGCAGTTTCTGAGTGGAACGCTGAGGCAGACGGTGCTGAAAACAGAATTAAAGGTTCGCAAATTGATAAAGTTAAAAAATTAGCTCAGGAATTCTTCAAAAAAGAAGGTTACATTTCAGTTAACATTGCACAAGCAATGATAGCACAAGAATCATAACAATTTAAACAAGATACATATCTTATGAAGATTTATAATACATTTGAACATTTTTTAACAGAGAGTTTGCACGACAATCATGACTATACACCAATCTTAGAAGGTGGTGCAGCAGGTCATATGTCACACCCATTTGATAATAATGAATTGACGTTTGGTGATTTCAAAGAAATGATTCAAGCCGGTCTTAGTGGATCTCTTAATTTCGAAGAAGAACCTACTGAAAAAACAGACGGTCAAAATGTATTTGCAACCATTCAAAATGGTGAAGTAAAATTCGCAAGAAATAAAGGTGATATGAAAACGCCTATGTCTTTGTCTGATTTTAAGACAAAGTTCGAAGGACATCCTAGTAAATTAGTACAAGACACTTTTCAATTTGCAGCAGATGATTTAGCATCATCTCTTATTAAACTACCAACCAAAACTCAAGAAGAAATATTTGCAAATGGATTAAACTTCATGAATATGGAATTAATTTATTCTCTTAATCCTAATGTTATTCATTATGATGTTGATGTTATTCAATTCCATGGTGTAAAAATAACAGACGGTGAAGGTAATATTACAGGAGAAGATAATTCAGCGGCAAAGAAAATTGCTGGTTTATTAAAAGATGTTGATGCTCATATTCAAAAGACATTCTCTATAATTCCACCACAAGTTATTAAGATAGCTAAAGATATTAACTTTGATGAAAATAAATCAAAGTTCATAGCTAAAGTTGATGCTCTTAGAGACACATTTGGTTTAACAGATGCAGATGCAGTTGCAAGATACCATGAAATGTGGTGGAGAGATCAAATTAATTCAATTTTCCCAGATGCACCACAAGATATTAAAGAAGGTTTACTATTAAGATGGGCATATGATGATAAGAAAACTCTTAACATCAGAGATCTTGAAAAAATGGGTTTATCAAAAACACAAGCAGATGCTGTAAAGAAATTTGACAAAGAAGATGTTAAAAAGAAATATAAAGAAAACATTAGACCATTCGAAGATTTATTCTTGGAACTTGGATCTATTATTTTAAAGAACGCAAGTAACTTTGTTGCTGCAAACCCTACAGCAGAGATGCAAAGATTACACAACGAACTTAGATCAGAATCGGATAAAATTAAAGCAAACGGAGACCTTTCTCAAATTGCAAAAGTTGAAGCAGAACTAGCAAGACTAGACAGGATTGGCGGTATTGAATCAATCATACCAACAGAAGGTTTAGTATTTGTTTATAAAGGTCATACTTATAAATTAACAGGAACATTTGCTGCAGTAAATCAGCTTATGGGATTTATTAAATACGGTAGATAATGGCATTACAAAACTTAAGAACATACTTTGAATCCTCTAACATTAATGACTTCTTGTCAATGATAGAGTTACCATGCGTTGTATCAGAAAAAATACAAGCATCTTCATTTCACGTTAGAAAAACCAATACAGGATTTGAATATTTTAAAAGTGGTTCTAAATCAGCAATGGACAGAATAGACAGAACCATGGTTAAATACTATGAAAATGGTATTAATTATTTTAAAACTATTTTACCAGAAGTTACTGAAGAAATGCCAGTAGATTGGAAATTTGGATTTGATTACATGATCGACAACAAGACTGTAGATATTGAGTATGATATTTTACCAAAAAATCACTTAATTTTAACACACATTCAAATATTAAATCCTACTGATCCAACTCAAATTAAAAAAGTAATTAGAGATCCACAGGTACTAAACAAATGGGCTGATAAATTAGGAGTTAACAGAGCGCCAGTTATTTTTGAAGGTAAATTACAATCAAATCAAAAAGATGATCTAGTTAGACTTTTAGAAATATCAGATGCTGATTTCGCAATTAAATTTAAAGATCACTCTTTCACAAGAACAATATACAATATATTCAATAATGGACTTACAAATCCAGCATTGAACTATTCATTAGATAATGAAATCGATGGACTTATCATTAACTTTTATGAAGGTAAAACAATTAAAAGTTTTAAATTAGAGAGATTTGATCGTAAACCACAAGAAGACAGATCACCGTCTGATATGTACCAAATTTCAATTTTAGATTTGGTAGAGTACATTACTAACTACGATCTTGACAGTATTCAATTAACCGAAGAGTCAGCTGACTTAAGATATATTGAATTAATCTCAGAACTATATAACGGTTACGTTTGGACAAATGCATCTAAATACATTGGTGCTAATTTTGATTCAGCAGATTTTTCAGATAATCCTGGATTTGAACTTAATACAGATTTTATTAAAAACGAAAAAACTTTAGCACATGTGCAAAATAAGGTTTTAGCAGAATTATATAAAATTGCATTAGGAAGCTTTAGAAAGAGAAGAAATAAAGAGACAGATATTATTAACAAAGATTTGATGATTCAGATCAATGACATCGTAGACCATATAGAAACTTTAGTTATGGCTAAAACAAATGAAAACGACGTTATGACATTCAAGTCATATCTTATTAATCAAAAACTTCAATATACAGATAGTCCAGTTTTAGAAGGACTTTCAGTTAAATATCCAGATCAAGGCAAAATGCCAGTAAATATGTTTGTTGGTAGATTCCAACCATTTACACTAGGTCATGTTAAAGTTATTGAAACTATTTATAAACAAAATGGATTTCCAGTAGTTATATTTTTAGTTAAATCAAAAACTAAGAAAAAAGAGGATGCATTCTCAAGACCATATGACGAAGACACTCAACTTAAGATGTTAGAAAAACTTAAAGGAAAATATCCTATTCAAGAAGTTTTTATAATTGATAGAGGTGCGATCGATTTAATGTTCAATACAATGAGACCTAAATACGAACCAGTATTATGGGGAACAGGATCAGACAGATTACAAACATATTCATATCAAGTTGATAAACCAGAATATAGAGAAGATTTAGGTTGTAGACCAGATTTCGGTTTGTTTGAAATACCAAGAACTGGCAAAAACATATCAGCAACTCAAGTTAGAGAAGCTATGTTGGCTGATGACGAGAAGACTTTTAAGAAGCTAACTCCAGCACCGATACATGATATGTACAATGAATTAAAGACAAAACTAGAAGCATCTATGGGTGTTACAGCAGAGTCTAACGAGACTACATTAACATTTGATCAGTTTATTAAGAATATATAATATAAAACATGGAAACAGAAATGTCATTTAACGAATTCATTAACGAAAGAAATATTACTATTAAAAGGCAATATACTCAAAATCATCCAGCGAAAACCGTAGGTAAAGCTGCTAAGATTAGAAATAAAGTATTAGAAGCTATTAAAGACGGTAAACTTACTAAAGAAGAATTTGATACAATTTTAAGAGAAATGACAACTGATTCTACAAGATGGATGAGAAGAAATTCAGGATATATCACAATGAATGAGGAAGGTATTTCACTTTCTAAAATGGGTAAAAGAATCTTAAGTCAAATTTTGGTTAACGATGAGATCAATGAGAAAGCTACTCCATTTAAAATTGCAAATGCAAAAGCAGAAGAAATATTTGGAGAATTTGGCATTGCTACATTAAGCTATGATCAAATTGAAAGAATCATCGATATTAAAAAAGCTGATGCGCTGGCAAAAAAATATGGTGAAAGTAGTTTTATGTCATTATCAGAATTAGATATGGAAGAACTTCTTAATAAGAATAAAAACTTAATAAAAGAAAATAAAACAAATAATATGAAAACAAATTTTATTCATGAGTCATTCAAAGGATTCGTTAATGCTTTAAATGAATCAGATATTAATGAAGCATTTGCATCGATGCAGTTGGCAAATTTATTCACTAGAGATGGTGGTAAACTTGATCAAGCTTTAGCTAAAGGATTCTATAACGCTACTAAAATCAAATTAGATTTAGTACAAGATGAAGATCTATTAACAATGGATGCTAATTCAGCTTACAAAAACAAACAATCAGACACTATTATATTTTATATCTCTGACACACCTAAAGAAAATCCTTATGCACCTTCAGATGCATATAGTTCTGCAAAGAATATTCCAGGCGAAGGTTATTTATTAGCTGTAGCTTCAGGTGATAATAAATTCTATGATAACGCATGGTCTAAATATGCTAAAGATAGAAGTCTTAAGCAGGTAGATAATAATCCAACAGACTCAATCGGTATTGGTAAAAGATATTCTGGATGGGATGCTACTGGATTATATAATGTAAAAAGAATTTCAGAAGTTGCTGACAGAGCAGTTGTAATTAACGTTGCATTACTTAAACAAAAGTATTCATCAGAAAACCAAAGAAGAGAAAGATCTGCGGCTAGATCAGGTGCAACAGCATTTAAATCTGATAAAGATTTTAAAACTGAGAATATGAATAGATACCACCAAATCTTAGCTCAAAAAGCAGCATCAATGCCATTAGATACACTTGTAGCTGAAGCTATTGATACTTTAAGCAACCAAATCAAAGATGCTTTATTGAAAGGCGAAAAAGGAAAATACGGAGATATTATCATCGGTACTAGTTCAAAAGGAAGAGAATGTAAAATGTCAGATGCAGCATACCATATGAAAAATATCTTAGATGAATATCAAAGATATGTTGGTTATGTTAAACAAGAAGAAGATAGTATTGCTAGATATGGTCAAGCAGAATCATGGTATAAAAAAGAAATGCAAAACTACGCAAAAAGTGTTAAAGACAAAGTTGATCAAATTGGATCAATGTCTTATGCATGGTAATAAAAAGATATAAAGATGCCAAGTAAATCAGTTGCACAACAACACTTAATGGGAATGGCTTACGCTTATAAAAAAGGTGAGTTAAAGTCAGATGAAGTAAGCGGAGAAGTTAAAGACTTGGCTGATTCAATGACTATGCAACAACTTAAAGATTTTGCAAGTACAAAACATAAAGGTTTACCCCAATATGTTGAAGAGAATATAACAACTGCTGCAATGGCAGGTATGGGACCAGTAGTTTTACCAATGAATGGTGTTAATGGTTCTGGTGATGTACCAGCAGGAAAAGGCGATGCTAAGAAAGCATATAAGAAAAAGAAAAAGAAAACAGTGGTACATTTAACATTTGAAAATTTTGTAAACGAAGCATATGAGAACGACGACATCAATATGATGTATGGTTATTTTGGAAGCATGGAACAAGAATACGATGAAGCTAAAGCACATAAAGAGTTTGATCAAGCAGTAAAAGATTTAATTAAAGAATTTAAGTTTAAAGAACAAGACGCACTGAACTTATTAAATTCAAAGGTAGGAAGGCAAGCAGCAGATGCTATCATTGCCAGAGAATGTGAAGAAGGTGCAGTTAACGGAGTTTATTGGTATTTAGGTAAAGATAAAAATAAAGTTTTATCATACACTAAGAAATTGTAATAATTAATATAGATATTTTTAAAGCCCAAGCGTAAGTTTGGGCTTTTTTTATGAATTGTTCGTAACTTTTATGAAAATAAATGCAAAAAAGTTTTGGGTTGTCAAATATTAGTAGTATATTAGCCTTATAATTAAAACACTAACAGATATGACAGTTACAACTTATACAAACTTTGACAGACATGAAAACATGGATTCTGAAACTAGAACAGAAATCATGTCAATCATTAGAGAACTTATGGACTTTGATAATACTCGTCGCTTAGAAAATTTTATGTATGGTTTATTTGATGGGTATTTATATGCAGATCTTCAAATTGAAGCTTTACAGTTACCTACAGAAATTGCCTCAAGAATTATGAGAGTATTCGATATCTGTAACCGTTACCCAAAATTACAAACTCAAAACAATTAATATATGAACACTTTAGAACAAATTGAAAAAGTAAAAGAATTAGTGTCAAACTATTTTGACAAAAATGCAGAATGGTGTGGAGTAGCATCTCTATCAGAATCTGAAGCACAACATGTGATCCAAATCGGTGCATCAATTTTATGTACTAAATGGGAAGTTGGTTATGCTGGTGGAGGTTTTGTACAATCATTCGTTAAAAATGATTTAATGGGTGCTTTAGGTAGTGCAGACTCAACAAGTCTTAAAGGATTTAAATTCTTTGCAGCCTTAATGTATAATATTGGAAAACCTTTCTAATATTTTTGAAACAATAAAAAACTTAGTAGTATAATTATCAAATTAGCAATTTAACATAGACGTTATGAAATTAGTAGACGCTTTAAGACAAGAAGACATTTTAACAGAAAATGGCATGGCCACAAACTCAAGCTCATTAAATGCTTGCGTAGATTTATTCTTTAACATTGGTGCAATGAGAGGCCAAGACAAACAACGTTTGATCGCAACCTTTTCGAAAGCGTTCAATGAAGATCCTAGACGTGCAATGAAATTGTTATTTTGGGCACGTGATGTTAGAGGTGGTGCAGGTGAACGTCAAGTTTTCAAAGACATCTTAGTTTACTTAGCTGAGAATCATGACTTGGTTTTAAAACCAAACTTACACTTGATTTCAGAATATGGTCGTTGGGATGACTTGTTAGTTCTTACAGGAACTTATTTAGAGAAAGAAGCATTTACATTAATCTCAGATGCAATCATTGCTGAGAATGGTTTATGTGCTAAATGGATGCCACGTAAAGGTGCAGTAGCTGAAAAGTTACGTAAATTTACAGGTATGTCACCAAAACAATATCGTAAATCATTAGTTGGTTTGACAAGTGTTGTTGAAACTAAAATGTGTGCTAAAGATTGGGACTCTATCGAGTTTGGTAAATTGCCATCAGTAGCATCAGCACGATACCAAAAAGCATTTGGTAAAAATGCATACGAAAGTTATTCAGCTTACATCGCTTCTTTAGTGAAAGGTGAAGCTAAGATCAATGCAGGTGCAGTATATCCATATGATGTGATTAAGTCATTGACTCATGGAAATGCAACAGTTGCTAACGAGCAATGGAAAGCTTTACCAAACTACATGGAAGGTGCAAACGATATGATTTTACCAGTTGTGGATGTTTCGGGTTCAATGTCAAGTCCAGCAAGTAAAACTGTAACTTGTATGGATGTTGCAATCTCTTTAGGTCTTTATATTTCTGAAAGAAATGAAGGTGCTTTTAAAGATGCATTCGTTACATTCTCAGATAATCCAAAATTACAAGTAGTTTCTGGATCTTTAGCTGACAGATATGCACAAATGTCGACAGCTGATTGGGGAATGAGTACAAACTTAGAAGCTACATTTAAATTGATTTTAGATCAAGCTACTAAGCACAAATTATCTCAAGACGAAATGCCAAATAAAATCTTAATCTTATCAGATATGGAATTTAATTCGGCAACTGGTTCTAGAGGTTGGGGAAGTAATAGAACTGAAGCTTGGAATCCAACTGCTCAACAAATGATTGAGAACATGTACGATGTAGCAGGTTACACAATGCCTCAAATCGTTTATTGGAACATTCAATCCAGAAATGGTGGTGTACCAGTAGCATTTGACAAAGCGGGAACTGCATTGGTATCAGGATTCTCGCCAGCAATTATGACAAGTTTGCTTGGAGGTGATATTGAATCACCACAACAAATAATGGATAAAACAATCTTGAGCGAGAGATACGCTCCAATTGTTTAGATATATAATAAAAGAAATTAGGTTCCTTACAGCAAACAATACACAAGCAATTACAAATTAAGCAAAAAGGAATGGAACCTGGCGGATAGGTACAGCAAAAAGTACAAACACAGCTATGATAGAGTCTAGATAAAAACGTGGAGTTTTAAAATGGTTCGCCCTCTAAAACAGTGAAGCGCTAGACAAGGTGAAGGTTAACACTAGAAAATGGATCACAAGTCATACCACCCCAATAGGTGCAATTAGGATGTAGTCGAAGTATAGTAGACTCTCGCGAAAGCAAAGCCGAAGACTATAAAGAGGGTTATTCTGCCGAGAAGAAAATCACGAACAACTATCCCGTATTAGATTAGAATCCTGGTAAAAATTGTTAATAACTTTTTTAACCAGGATTTTTTTTTGTCAATTATTATTCGTATATTAGCTTTATAATTAAAAACAAACAAATTATGCCACAAATATTTAAAGTAGGAGGTTGTATTAGAGATAAGTTTCTCGGAGTCGACTCAAAGGACATAGATTTCACATTCGTTTTAGACGATTTAAGTGGAACAGTAGAAGATGGTTTTCAAATCATGACGGATTGGATGACTGAAAGAGGATTTGAAATATTCTTAAGTACTCCAGATTGTTTTACGATTAGAGCTAAGTTTCCAAAAGATCACCAATTCACTGGACTTGTTGCAGATTTTGTAATGGCAAGAAAAGAAGTCGGTTACACTGAAGGAACTCGTCGACCAATCTTAGAACTTGGAACTCTCGAAGATGATTTACTTCGTCGAGATTTCACAGTCAATGCTTTAGCAGAAGATATTGATGGAAACCTTATTGATCTTTTTGGTGGAGTAGATGACCTAAAAGCCGGTATTTTAAGAACTCCATTGGATCCACGTATCACTATGATGGACGATCCATTGAGAATCTTAAGAGCTCTTAGATTTACAATCACTAAAGATTTGACAATGTCTATGGATATTTGGGAAGCTATTCAGCAACCAGGAATCTTAAAGAAATTAGAATTGACAGTAAGTAGCCAAAGAATCAGAGACGAGATTGAAAAAATGATGAAATTTAATACCGTTAGAAGTTTTAGACTTTTAATGGATGTAGATGCTATCATTCCAGGATTTTTAGAATTAATCTTCAAAGATGGAATGTGGTTAATGCCAACCTTTAAACAATAATATTATGATAAACAATTTAGAATTAATTAGACCTTTATTGAACTTCGAAAAGAAGGGTGACTTTTACATGCTTTATGTTTTTAAACGTAAGAAAGATCAACCTGAAGGCGAACGAGATAATCATCAATCAGTAAGAACTATTAAGACTTATTGTATTGAAAGTATTGACCATTTGGAACGTAGATGGGATGAGATTATTCAATTATGTGAGATGTTTAAGGCACGTGCTTATATTCATGTACAAAAACAAAATCACTTTGATGTGTCACTTAATATGATGGTTGCACTTGCACAAAGAATTCAAGATGGTAACACAAATCAAAAGGGACTATTCGATTCTGTTGTTGGTCAAATCAAAACTCAAGAAAAGAGATGGATCATTGATGTAGATGATATGATGGAAGCTAGTCCAGTGATGATGGCTTATATTGAATACAATTGTGCACCGATTACTAAAGTTAAATTTGATGAAGCAGGAATGCCAATTGGGTATGAAGTTGGTCCAAAAATTGAAGCGATCATTCCAACTAAGAATGGTCATCATTTAATCACTAAGAAGTTCGACGTAATGAAGTTCAAAGAGGCTTATCCTGATTTAGATATTCAAAAGAAGAATCCTACACTATTGTACTATCCTGATAGTCTAGAAAATTGTTAACAACTTTTATTACTAATATTTTTTTATGTCAATTATTATTCGTATATTAGCTCTATAATTAAAAACAACTATAATATGAAAAATTACAAAATGTACAAAGGACAAAATCTTAAGATTGATAATATAATTATTAGCGCAAATACTGTCGTTAATGTATTGCAAGAAAATTCAACTTCGGCTGTGGTAGAAACGGTTTATTCAAATCAAGGAACAAGATTTCAATGTTCTCTTTATGACCTAAATGAATTAAATAGAATGGTAACCGAAGATATAAAGTTAGATTATTCTAAGATTAATAATGTAACAGTTGGAGGAATTGACATGGAAGATTATGGAGATTTTTGTGATGCATACATTGAATCTGCAGATTACGGAGATCGCGAAATGAGTGAAAAGGAATTGGACATCTTAAATGAAGATAGCCAATTTGTTAATGAGTCAGTATTTGCTCAACTTTATTAAAGGCAAAGCGAAACAAAATAAGTCTAATACATATAATAATAAACACTTCACATGAACAAAACTAATATTTTAGAAGAAGCTAACAAAATTGTTAATGAACGCTCAGAAGAAAAAGAACGCATGTATGGACCTTTCGAAGAAGGTATGCGAAGAGCTGCAATGATTTTTAATGGCATGACTGGTAAAGAAATGAATGGATCTGACATGTATGCAGCTTTAGTTGCACTTAAATTGAGTCGTCATTCATATAATTATAAACAAGATAATCTATTAGATGCAGTTGCATACTTAGGTGCTCTTGACAACTATGTTGAAAAACATGGTTATGGTGAATCAGAAGATCCTATTAAATAATATCATATGTCAGAATTTAAGTACTTAACAGACTATGTTACCGATAAGTCGTCTCGTATAGCGATTGCAGCCTTAGTTGGTAAATTAAGTCCAAAGGAAAGCTCACACAAAAGCGGTTGGGCATTTCATTTAGCTAATCAAATAACTAACTTGGGATTTGAAAGAGTAGATGTCATTACAGATACTGAAACCAAATGGCAAGATTACGACTGTATTCTTATCGAACATGGTATGGAATTCAAAGGTACTTTTAATATTTTTGGTGGTGCGAACGATGATTTGTACCACCAATTAATTCGTATCAAAAGTGGTGTACAGATGTATAGTTTACATCATGATATGCCATGTATTGCTACACTTATCGAACAAAGACTTAAAACTGGAACTGACTTATTTAAATCTATCGAACCAGATATCGAACCAATAAGAGAAATTTGTGCAAACGATATTCCAAGAATTGATCACATTGCTAAAACAGAAAAACTTTGTTTTGGTGATAGCCATTCATTTAGTCAATATACACCGGGTTACATGACTCAACGTCATGATGGTTTGACTATGCATGGTGCACTTAAACGAGGTCTAGACACATATGTATATCCATGGATCACTGATCTTAGGGTCTACATGGGTAACATTGATGTGAGACATCATTTAATGAGACAAGATAATCCTTCAGCTTCTGTTAAAAATCTTATGATTAAATATGAACAAGAATTATTGAAACTACAAGAACGCGGTGTTACCAATATTGAAGTAATACATTGTTTACCTATTGAAAACGAATCAAGAGTGTTGCCTAAAACAGGTTACTATAAAGGAACGCCATATACTGGAACTTGGTCAGAACGTGCAGCTTTAGTCAAAGAAATTAATTCATCTATCGATGATATGTGTCAAAGAAATGGATGGAAATCATATAAACATCCAGAAGTGTATTTTAATGCACTTAACGAATTGACATTTGATGTTATGGAAAAACCAAAATCAGTACACATTGCCCGTGAATTTTACAGATGGGATGTTGCTAAGAATGAACCTAACAAAAAACTAATTAAACAAACGCTTGCACTTTTTTAAAATGGAAAAGAATGATGAAAAATACAAAATAGAAATAACGTACACTAATGGTACGATAGAGATATTAGAAATTAAAACAAATGAATTAGAATGGTCTATGATGCAATATCAAAGAAATAGAGATCCTTTTAATTGGAAAGTAATTAAGTAATATGCAAATAAAAACTACCAGATACTATGAAGAATTCCTAAGATATTATGATCTTGCACTTAAACAACAAGAGCTTAGTAATTTAGGTCATATTCCTCATCATGAAAGTGATGTTAATGACGAGTTAATGCACCATATTGAATTATATGATGTAGTAGAACGTAAATTTGCAGGATTCTCAGCAATCATCAACGATTGTTTTTATGGTTGGACAGAAGATCATCCATATTGGTCTCGTATGGATGCAGGACTTTACACACCACAAAGATTTGAGATTGCAAATAATTGGACAAACAAACAAAGAGTATTTGGATTAGAAGAGTGGCTTTATGTGTTTATATTACACAGAGTTTGTGGATCTGCAATTAATTATGCAACCAAACCTTCTGGTTATCACAATACAATATTGCCATCTTTACATGATTGTAATACAATTGAAGAAATGTGTGAAAAGATTAAATATCATCCAACACCATTTTATACTTCAGTTGGTTATCAATTTCCGGCATTTCCAAAACCACCTACACCAACTTCAGACGAAGATAGTTTTGTAGGTATGTCATCGTTTAAAAAACCAGAATATGTTTACAAACGAGGTGGAGATTATTTCTTATGTGAATATGCACCAAGATTAGCAAGAGATATGGCAACATATCTAACAACTGGTGATAAAAAAGACTTAAGAGAATTAGGTGATTGGATGTTTAAGTGGAATGCAGACAATGGTTTAAGAGCTTATAGATTTCAATACGCTGCAGTAATTGCAGATGTTGCAGATTGGTTCCCAGAATATATGAACAGAGAATCTATGTTTTATTATGGAACAAATGCAGTAGAATGTATTGGTTATTTGGCAGATCCAGTTTCAGGTGGTGGCAAGAAAAGTGAAGAATTCTTAGATTCTGTTATGAATAAGATCTATGAAGATACAGGATCATTGCCATATAACGCAGAAGATGTGGCCTGCGATTATATTAGATGGATCGAAAACTACTTAAGACCGGGAGCAGACTATGCCCACATCAACATGGACACTCTATGGAACTCTTCATCAATAAACGATCATCCATTTGGTAGACAAAAAGCTATGTTAGATTTAGGTCTTGTAGAGACTTTCAATGGTATGACTTCGTTTCCATCAGATGACAAGATATTACAAGCTGCTGGAGTTTCAGTAGAAGATTATAAAAAAATGGTAAGTAAACTATGATTAACGACCAACAAGTAGTAAGAGAACCTCAGTGCGATATTGAACCTAAAAGAAAGGCTTCAAGTATAATTCAGAATAAATTATTTGAATTTGAAGATGACACTAATATGGTTTATAATAATATTTCATATGAAGGCACTTCAGATATTATCATGCATAATGGTAAACCTAAGGAAAGCTGGATGAAAGATTGGACTCAAGAACAACGTTTTGATAAATTCTTTGAATTTTGTCATGCGTTTGATAAGAGACAAGATAAATTATTATCAGAAGATTATCAAATATTTTCACACAGATTACATTGGCACGAACATCCATACTGTTATATGATGCAAAATGAAACTAATCTAGAAAAGCTTCTTTATTATACGATAGTATTCTCATTCAGTAATGAACATTGGGGAACTATTATGAGGTTGATTAATGAAGGTGAAGAAAAAACAAGAGAACACTTTGTTGAAAACAGACATGCACGTAATGATCTATTTCAAATCTATTATCCTAAAGGTACACAAGTTAAAGATTGGTTATTAGAAGGACCTAAAAAAGCAGCCAAAGATATGGCTTATGTTTTAGAAAATCTAGAGAGACCATATACGATGATGGAATTTGCAAAAATTCTAGAAAAGTATTTTAAAGAACACCAAAACTTTAGAAGTCCATTATATCCATGTAAGAACACTGCACGATATGTTGCAATGAGTAGACCAGATCTTGTAGATCCTGAGTCAATTCTTTTTGGTGGAACAGGACACTTTGATGGTATGATGCAAATCTTTGGAGGACCAAACTTAAATGGTAAAGTAAAATATTCTATTGACAAAGATGGACAATTTATAGCAGAAAACAAGTATGCTGAAATGTGGATTGAACAAATGCATATTTTAGCTAATCATCCAAACAACCCAATGACTAGTCAAAAGATGTTAAACGTAGAAGATAAAACGTGCTTCATGTATAAGCATATTGCAATTAGTCATGGTATTAAATCTCCAACTAAGAGAATTCCATACACATGGATTTTTGATGGAGCATTCAATTTAGCAAAACATCCCACAGAAAATATTATAGTAAATGCTGAAACAACTCGATACTTGTGGGGTAAAGATTATCCTAACGAATAAAAATAAAGAAAATGAAAAATAAAGCAGAAGATGCATGGCAAATCCTAAGAATTCAAGGAGAATTTACAAAAGGATTTGATACATTTAGCGAACTGGGCCCATGTATTTCCGTATTCGGAAGTGCAAGAACCAAAGTTGCAACTAAATGGTATGAAGAGGCAAAATTATTCGGCAAACTAATTGCATGTGAAGGTTTTGGTGTAATTACAGGAGGTGGTCCTGGTATTATGGCAGCAGCTAATCATGGCGCAAAAGAAGTTGGTGGTAAATCTATTGGAATTGGAATTGAATTGCCATTTGAAGCAGGAATGAACAAGTATGTTGACCTTGGAGTTGAGTGTAGGTATTTCTTTACACGTAAAGTTATGTTCTTAAAATACTCACAAGCGTTTGCAGTATTTCCTGGAGGTCTTGGTACAATGGATGAATTATTTGAAGCTATTACATTAGCACAATGTGGACATAATGTAAAATACCCAATAGTTTTAGTTGGTAAAGAATACTGGACAGGATTAGTAGATTGGCTTAGAAACGTTGTACTTGAAAATGGTAAAATGAGTGATAAAGATTTTGATCTATTTAGAATCGTAGACAGTGCAGAAGAAGCAAGAGATAAAATCATGGAATATCATAACAAATATATGACAGATCCAGAATATTTAGGAAGTAAAACAAATTTTTAATTATGTCACACGATAAACACACAAATAGTAATAGAAATCAGGATCTAAATCTAATGATGCCAAATAGACAGGCTTGGTTAGATTTAGCAGGTGATTGGAAAGATCCATTCGATTCTCCTAAAATTGTAGAACATGATGGATTTAACGTAGTTCGAGAAGATTTAATGGGCTTTGGATCTAAATGTAGATTTGGTGACATCTTAGTTAGTAAATGTCAAACAGATACATTAGTATACGTTCAACCTCGTTTTGGTTTTGCTGGAATTTCATTGGCATATTTAGCTGAAAAGTACAATAAGAAATTGGTCTTATTTAGTCCATCTCAAAAAGAGATTTCAGATCATCAAGCTATTTGTATTGAGAATGGCGCTGAAATGAAATTTAAAAGAATCGCAGCAATGCCAAATCTGAATGCACATGCAAAAAGATGGGCTGAAGAAAACAATGCAACTTTTATTCCATTAGGTTTAAAACATGAATTAGTTACAGCGGCTGCAGTTAAAGTAGCTTATGATCTTGCAGAGGAACATGGATACCCGAAAGAAGTTTGGTCTGCTATTTCAACAGGAGTTTTACAAAGAGCTTTACAAATCGCATGGCCAGATGCAGACTTTAATGCAGTGGCAGTTGCACGTAATATCAAAGATGGTGAATTAGGAAGAGCAAATGTATGGTCACATCCTAAACAATTTAATCAAGATGTAGATGCTGCATATATGCCACCGTTTCCTTCAGCTACTAACTATGATGCAAAAGCATGGGAATTTATGAAAAAACATGGAAATCCAGGTGCATGGTTTTGGAATGTAGGTGGAGATCCTAAACCAAAACAAATGACTACTAAAGAAACTGTTAATTCTCAAAGAGGATGGGGAGAAGTTTTGGAAATGGATCAATAAAAACCTGAAACTAAATTAAAAATATTCATATTAATACTATAACAAAATAAAAAATGGCAAACATAGACAACGAATGTAAAGATCTAGAAGTACAAGACTTTTACGACCAATCGACAACACACTTAGAAGATATTATGTCGCATCAAAAAGAGATGCAAGAAAAAACTTATGGAATTAAGTTTGACGAAATGTCAATTAGAGAAGTAATGAATTTTTGGCATGTTAATACTCACGCAGTTATTGATGAGTTACA